CGGTGGAGGCTCCGGCGGGGGGACGGGCTCCGGCGGGGGGACGGGCTCCGGCGGGGGGACGGGCTCCGGCGGCGGGGGCTGCGGCGGCGGTGGCGGGGGCGGCGCCTCAGCGCGCTGCTGATCACGCAACGCTTTTAATTCCATCATCCGGCGGCGAAAAGCACCGCCTTTGTCTTCTCCCTGCTTATCGCCCCGCTGATTCGTACCGAGCGTATAACCAACCAGGCCGCCGATCGCCATTGATTCCGGCACATTCGCCAGCGGTTCGCCCTCTGCCAGAATATTCTCCGTGGTCTGCTGCGCGCCCTCGGTCACGCTTTCACTGGCTGCCGTTTTCAACCGTCCCGGAACCCTCCGCAGAATGCGGGTTAGCGGCAGATACTCCAGCGCAGTGCTCACCGGGAAATAAGCAACCGCTTTTTCTTTCGCCTCGCCCGGCGATTTTCCCTCCCGGATCAGACGCTGATACAGCGCATCAGCAGCCTGCAACCCGCCGACCAACAAGGACGCCGGCACCCCTAGCGCGGCAGCCGCAAATATCGGGTACATCCCGATAATGGCTTCCGCCGTACCGCCCAGCAACCGGGACGGGCGATACCACGGCGTCATGGCATAAGCGGTGCTCGGCTGGTTTCGCTCCTCAACGCCTTTCCAGTAAGCCTCAGCCGACTTGGCCTGATCAATGGCCCGCTGGCGGGAAGCCACCGAGGCCGGATCGTCACGATCTACGTGGGTAAGCTCCGCAAGTTTTGTCTCGAGCCGCGCTATCTGCGCGGAAGGCGCCGCGAAAGCCCGCTTCGCCAGCCGTTGCGCCTCAGTCAGGAATGAAGCGCCATAACGCCTGGCGTATTCCTCGCTGATTTCATCTTCGGTCACATCGTGGAGAAAACGACGTGCGCGCGCGGAAAACTGTTCCGGGCTTTCACCGACGACACTGACGGGATCAGCCCGATAACGACGCCGATATTCGTCCTGAATTTCTTCTTCGGTTACGTCCGACAGATACAGCCGAGCACGAGCCCGAAACTGATCGTAATTTTCGTATGCCATAAGCCGATCCAGCGGTCATGGCATATCGCGCAACCTGTTACGCGGCGGAGCCGGCAGGGCGCCCAATCCACCACCCTGCCCAAACAGATATAAAGGATCCCGATACTGTGTGGCCAGCTCACCCTGTAATGTGCCACCACTCAGAATGTTCAGTTCCGTACGTTCCGCCGGTGTCAGATTCGCCAGATCCCCTTTGGACTTGTCCAGCAGCTCGCGCATACGCTGACGATCAAGCTGCTCGAGACGATAACGCTCGCTGGTTATCCGCGTTGTCGTCCGGAGGTTTTTCGTCTGCTCCGCACGATCTTTTTCCATCTGTTCGCGCTCTTTGGCGCGCTGTTGCGCCTCGTACATGCGCCATTGGTCTTCACGGCGGGCAATCTGCCGCCGGTCAACGGCCTCTTCGGTGCGGCGCCGATCTTCCTCCGCCGTTATCTGATTGCGAAACGCTTCCGCCATCCTCTCATTGTAATTACCGAGCCCGGCACCTAGCCCCTGCGCGATACCAGACCACATATCCGCGCCACGATTCTTGGAAGCCAGCATCCCAAGCGACATCAGCAGCAACGACTGGCGGCGTAACTGTTCGGCAACGGCCGGATCAACGGTTCCCTGCGGCGTCGTTATCGGCAATACGCCACCAAGCAACCGTGAGCCCAACATACCCAACCGCTGCAGCCACGTCGGAGCAGACAACCCCGTTGCTGCCTGTCCCGCAAGCGCCATCGTCGGCCCTGATACCATGCCTAGCATGAGAATTACCCCAGCGCCCCCAGCAAACTACCCAGACCAACCGCCGCCCAGCCCGCCGGCCCGGACAGGTTCATCATCCTTGCAAGCGTGGCCCCGCCCAGACCACCACCCAGCGCCCCCAACGCGGGGCTCCCCCTTCCGGGATCGGTCGTGCTCTGTCCGCCCAATGCGCCGGTCCCCTGCAGATTGCTCAGGTACCACTGCGCCATGTTCATGGGCTGATTCTGCGCAAAGTTCCAGCGCTCGATATTCTCTCCTAGCTCCTTTTCCGCAAAACCACGCATCCATTGCGACTGCTCCCAATCCAGTTCGCCCGGCGTCGCGCCCGTCTGGGCAACCAGCGGAAACAGCCGCAACGCATCGAGCGCCTGCGCGTTGCCCGCCTGCCCTAGCGAAGAAACCAGCCCCGCCGCCATGCGCCGATCATCGAAAGCGCGGTTACGCTCCGAATTCCACAGATTCAGATTACTCTCGGCCATACGCTGGCCAAGCTCCGGCAGCACCAGGCCTATTTCCTTGATAGCGCCTGTCGGGTTCCGCATAAACGTCGCGTTACGGTTCAACCCCGGCAGGATGTTATTCTCAAACTGACGGATGACGTTCGCGTTCGCGGCATTCGCCATCCGGCTGAACCCCGTATAGTCAGGACGACCGGACAACATGCTGCGGATAGCCGCCGAGGCATCGAGATCACCCGCCCTACCCGCCGGCGATGTATTGCTCAGCCCGAACTGCAACGCCGATACGGCATCGCCAAAAAACGGCGCCGGCGACCCGCCAAACACCCGATCCGCGTAATCCTGCCGATTGCCCCAGGAGTAAATCTCCATCGGCATGGGACCGACAAAGGTCCTGTTCGGGTAAAAATCAGGCGGATTCCTGAACGCAGCACCCAGCGCATCCATCGCACGCAGCAAATGCGGCTGCGCACCCGTCCAGGGAGTATTGTTGGTTACCGTCGTGCCGCCGCCCTTACTCATTGGGAGACCCGACCATCGGCATCGAATTCATGAACCAAGGCCCGACCACCTCTCCCCTCACGAGCTGCCCCATACCGCCCCCCTTGCCCGGAACAGCCGCCATGCCACCCCCCTTGCCGGGAGCGGCCGACGGCGGCCATAACACGGGAGCGGCGGCGGCTGGCGGAGGCCTCGGCACGAAAGCGGCTGGCGGCGGCCACGACACGGGAGCAGCGGCGGCCGGCGGAGGCCTCGGCACGAGAGCGGCCGGCGGCGGCCATGACACGGGAGCGGCTGGCGGCGGCCACGACACGGGAGCGGCAGCGGCCGGCGGCGCAGCCTGCGACACGGGAGCGGCTGGCAACAACCCGGGCAAATACCCGCTGGCGCCTACTCTGCCCGGCACAAGGCCCGCCGGCATCCACGGCCTGAACGGCCCCGGCGAAGAAAACGGCGAACCACCCATTGCCATGACCAGTCCCTCAATGCGTCCTTACCACCGGACGCAACGGAATGACGTACTGAGTGATCGGATCCAGTACCCGCGTGTCCTCAAAATGCTTCGGCATCCATCTCGCCCAACCAGCACGCCCGGTACCGGTAATCGTATCGCAGCCATTGTGAATGCTCCACTGGATCAAATGCTCCATCAGGGGACGCATGTAACGGCGAAGAAACCCCCGCTTACCGCCCACAATAAAAACGTTGCCAACCCGACTGCTCGGATATTCAACGATCTCCATGACCGCACCACCCTGAATGTCACCCTCATCGACAACCACCACACACTGCACTCGCCCGGTGGCTACCAGGTGGAATAAATCCACCACATCCATATGCGGGTGATACCGCAGGGCAGGCCCGTACAACGGCGCCAGCGCCTTCCACACCGATGCCGCAGTCGGTACATCCAGATCGTAAATGTTCATGCCACGGTATTCCGCCCGGTCACCCGCCAGCGATATACACTGGCGTCGTACCACAACGACACAGAAGCATTCTGCGTCATGTTCACAACCCCACCCGCGCCCGAGGCAACCGGTAACGAAAACCGGGAACTGGCCGAAGAATTGGCATCCTCACCCAGCAATACCAGCCGGCCAACCCCGATATTGAACAGATACACCACCCGCCAGGGATCGTGCAGGCTGATCCCGGTCAGAGTCTGAGTAACCGAAGCGCTGATCCTTATCACATTGGCCGAGCGGAACGATTCCGCCGACAGATTGTTGGAACTGAACGCCGACACGTCCGCCACATTGACCGCATACAGAACACGCGGCGCATCATCACTGGTCACCCCAGCGATCTTCTGCAGTTCACGGCCCAGATAGGCCATCACATCCTGCATACGCTGCGGTATTGCTGCAGGCGTGTACTTCATCGCAGCCCGTCCGCGTCGTAATCAACATCGATGCCGATACATCGCAACGAGTACGCCGCCGCATATTCCATTCGCAGATCGAGAAACCGCCCGGAAACGCGCACGTCGATCTTGTGATCGGACCCAACGACAAATGAATAGGGACCACTCATTACCACCGGCTCGTCCAGCGCCATGCGCGCACCGATGTACACGCTGACCATCTGAGAGGTTTCGCCAAGCAACAACGGGTATATTCTCTTGATCCGCTTGACGCGCAACACGTCGCCGCCGGACAGAGAAATACCACGCCGTTCGATATAGGCCGTCATCGTCGCGCCATTCAGCGCATAACCGCTGTCCATGACAAATGCAGCAGGCGATGATCCGCTGACCAGCACCAGCTTACGCGCTGCCGGCGCATCGACTTCGTCAATACGGCCCGTGGTGGTGGCCCCCGTGCCAGACCAGGTATCGAAGGTCACACTGGTGCTGCTCGGCACGATGCCATCCGCACCGGCGCGCATCACTGACCCCAGATCACGCACCGTCCACGAATCTGCGGACCAGTTCCAGACCATCGCCAGATTAGGCCAGTCGCTGCCGGCCTCGGGAAAGCAGATCAGTATTTCCCGGTTCTCATGATCCGTAACGACGAAGGTCGTGCGGTAACGTTTATTGTCAAGGCGGTTGAAAAACCAGCGGCGCATCCGTCCGTCCGCCAACGATCGCACATTGTTACCGTCATGCAGCACGATATCGGTGTCCGTCACCACGAAGTGAGATTCATTGAAATCAATCGCGCAGTTCTCGGCCAGCAACCCAAGCTGGCGGAATAACGGACGAAACGAAAACACATCCCTGGTCTGCACGTAATCCGCGGCCCAGGTATTGGATTCCTTGTAAATCAGAAAACTGTCACGCAGCGTCACCATGTCAACGATCGAATCGCTGGTTTCGCCAAGCTCAGTGATACCCGCCTGATTCGTCGGCACCGTGTAATCCCATGACAGCGGCAACGCGCCAGGCTGTGCCTGATCACTCCAGCGCAGCTCGCGCGGATTGTAAGTATTGGCGCTGACATTGGCGTTGCGTCCGGCGAAAATAAACCCGCGATGAAAACGCATCACGTCAGTTCGTAAATCACTCGGCCATGCAGTCAGTGAAACCAGTCTGTTCGTCAGCGCCGCATTGGGCAGCCATGACACCGGCACATTCTGACCACCGTCATTGAGGATCACATACCCGTTGAACGGCCCGCCGGTGTAACCCACATCGTATTCCGCAGAAACGGTGGCGGATAACTTGATATTGACGTGCGACGTCCCGTCAGTCGCATAAGCCACCGTCTCCGAGGCGTAAACCCAGTATCGAACCGTTCCGTCAGTAATGCTGGTCACATACATTGCCGTTACGGACAACGAACCGAAAACGGACGAATACCCGGTCACCAGCTCAGCGCCACTGTCCCGAAACCGGAAATTGCGGGCATCCGTCAGCACCCCATCCGGCATGACCACCGGCGGCTGATCGGCCGCTACACCACGGGTTTCCGTGAACGCAATACGCGAACGCATCAGAACGCTATCCCCAGAACCATGAAAGCCGACGGCGCCGGCGTATTCTGCCGGTTGTACATGCGCACGATGAACGACCCCGCGTTCATGCTGGTGATCATCGCATGCCGCCGGCCGGAGGTGGCGAAATAAGGCTGAATCGCAAACACTGCCCGGTCGCCCGCCGCCGGATTGGCATAAGTGCCATCGCGGTTCTGCAACGGATGCGTGATCTCATAAGCAGCATATCCGACGTAATTCGCTTGCAGCCCCGTCACGCCAGACGGTATTGCCGCAGTCGCTGAAGCATCCACGAACAAAGACATGACCAGCGGCCTGGTTTTCGTCCCGGGCGTCGCCTGATTGTGCTGAACCTCGAGGCAGGCGTGATAAACGACCGTGCGACTGATGGTCGTCGCCAGGTCCGCGCGAACGCCGTAGAGCACGACAGAATTGATCGCCGTGGCGCCAAAAGACACGGCGCCGTCCAGCCGCGTAAACGTGGAAAGGACGGCAGACTTTACAAGCCGCAGATGGTCGTCATACGCCGAACACGGATCAGCGCTGCTATCCGGGTATGAAACGTTTAACTGCGTAATCCATGTAGCGCTCTCAACCGGCATTTACCACCCGAACAGCGATACCATACAGGGCGTGTTGGTTTCCGAAGAGCTGAAATCCATGATCTTGAAGTAAAACCGCCCGGCCGTGATGCTGTAAACGTTCGCCATGATGTTGTTGCCCGCCTGAGTGACCGGCTGGACGGCATAAGCCACCTTCTGCCCAGACTGCGCATTGCGATTCAGCGGGAACGCCACCCGCCGACGCCCCTTAGCAACGAATGAGGCCGACCACTCGCTCATGCCCGTCGTCAGCACGGTTGCGGATGTATCCAGATACAAGCCGCCAACCAATCCCATATCCACCAGGTTCGGCCCAAGTGAAGCCTGCGGCGGGACGTGATACACGTGCGTCGCGGAAACAGTCTGCTGCGTATTGGTCTTCATGCCGTAACGGACCATGTTATTGATCGCGGCGGAGGAGGCGGACATCTCGCCATCCATGTTCGGGAATGTGCGCCGCAGACAGGCCTTTATCAGCCGAATATGGTCATCTACGGTAGTCCGCTGATCGCCACCATCGGGATTGGTGACAACCAGCCCAACAATGTAGGTGGCGGTTTCCAGCGGCACGGCTATCTCACATAAACGGCCTGATCTGCCCGCCGCCCTGCTCGCGGACAACACGCCGTTCAAGTTCACGCAGCGCCTCTGCTTCACGCCGTCGCATCAGACCGGCCTTGGCAAAAGATTCTTCGCCGTCGATGTAGCTTTCGAGCATATCGGCCATTGCGCGAGCATAAATCACCAGATACCCCTCGGTCGTCCAGGCATTGGTCACAGAATCAGCAGCCGACAGAGACACTTCCGTAAGCCGCTTCAGATAGGAAACCGACAGGCTGTAGGTCGAATCAGTGACCGGATACAGACGCAGCATGCGATTGTCCACCGCATACACCACGGGCTCCCCCGTATCGCTGTCAGCAGCTTCCTGTTCATCAATCCAACCCGGATTGCGTTCACGCAACAGGCGCCGGTTACCGCTCGCGTCATTCAGCACGACGCGGTCAATCTCAACCCAGCCGTCCGGCAGATCCAGATATTCCACGGAAGCAGTCGCCGTCAGCGTAGTCCGCGCCTGATTGAACGCAAAACGACGCGCCGAATAGAACTCAATGGCGTCCACAACCGCAGCACGAACCCTGGCACTGAGATCAGCACCCCGGTTCAGATCGGTGACTACCCGATCAATCAGTTCGCCAAAGGTCGGCATCGGCCGCTACACTCCGCCACGCGGCCATTGTACCGCGAGCAACCGCTCGCGACGACGTTGCCGACGCGTGGTTACACGCCGGCAACGCCAGCACCATCAGTACTTCTTCCGGCCGCCCTTACCCTTCGGCTTGCACTTTTTCGCCACCCTGAATCACCTCCATTCGCTGCTGACCATATTCCGCCCGGACTACCACACCATGCGGCATCGGACGCACCTCGACGTGAGCCAGCGGATTGCTCCCGCGCAACATGCCAGCCAGCTCATCAGACCAACGCTCATGCATGGCGTCCGTCACACCATGCCAAGGACCACCACGCGTGTAATGCAACAGACTGATCGGAACATCCCGCTCGTTTTCAGGATGCTGCGTCTCATCAGGCCCGACCGTCAGCTCATTCCATCGGCCCTGAATCTCACCAATGAAACTCGGCAGCGTCCAGGCAAACTCGTGAAGATCAAGACCGCTAACCGTGTTGATGTATGAACGAGTCAAAGACCTGCAATGCGGATGAGACGTATTGAACATCATCAGGCTGGACCAGTTCTTGAGCGGATACCGAGTCTGGATCGCACCCAGAAACTTCTTGTCTTCCCGCGGCACGTGACAATGCTTGACAACCATCACCGAATAACGGTCATCACGCTGCGCCCATAACTCCTCGATGTCATCGAGCATGATCATGTCGCAGTCCATGAAAATCGCCCAGCCGCTATAGTTCATCAGATACGGCACCACGAACCGCGCATTGCTGAACTCCGTCGAATCATAACGGCCGCGCTCACGCCACCAGAACCCCTTCGGCAATACCGTGTTGCCAATCGGCGTAATACTCACCGGCACCGTCGAACGCGAAATAATGGAATGACACAAAGTGTGAAAAGCCACCGACTCAACCGGGTCATAGCCGATAAAAAGCGGAATCATTTAACCCCCCTGCCATGGCAGCGACATTCGCAATGCGTAATCACCCATTAATGAACGCCGCGCGCCCTTGAAGTGAAGAATCATCCGATCACTCAGGTCTTCATCAGCCCTCTGCGGCGTGTAATTCCACCGCTCGCACGGCAACAACGATGCGCGCAACACCCCGCCCGGCCGACCAGGCCCCCACGGTATCCGGACCTGCCGCCGCTCAGCACCACCGCCGGACGGCACGATCCTGCCGAACAGCTCCGTCAGACATAGCTGATTACCGTACCAGTCGCGCCGCGGCTTCATCATCCGCATTACGCGCTCACGCATCCACAACAGCAATTCATCAGCCACCAGACAGCGCCGTATGCCGAATACGCCAAAATTATAAGGCATCATCGCAGCCACGCCTTCAATCTGCTGCCCGTCCGCACCACTGCCAACATGATCACGCCAAGTCGCAATGACGTCAGATTCCAGCAGCTCGTGAACCAGCTCCGCAACCGGCCCGTTCAGCAGAGTGTCCGCATCAAGCATCAGCAACCCATCGCCCGCACCAATCACGTACAACGCCCGCCGGATCGCCTCGATGTTCTCCGCCATCGGCGGCCAGCCATCCTCGATCTCAATATGTCTCACGCCGGAATCGCCCGGGTCATCACCCACGACGATCAGCCGCGACAACGGCGCATAACAACGCACACTGGCAATCGAAGCGCGCAACAGGCCACGATAAGCCGCACCACGAAACCACCAGGCAAAATGCAGATTCATCTACCCAACCGTCACGAACCACACCGAATCGTCCGCCAGACCGACATCCAGCAGACAAAACCGATCCGCTACCGCACGATGTACGCCAGGAAACTTGTGCTGATAGTCGTGACCGGACAAAACACCCCCAGGACGAACCCGCGGACGCCATGAATCTATGTCCTGCAGCACGAATTCATGATGATGATCAGCGTCGATGAACACCAGATCGAACGGCGGCTCACCAGCCACCAGCGAGGACGCCTCAACACTGGTCATCCGCAGATGCCGAACCCGCTCACCAAATGGCTTGGTACGCTGCCAAAACTCCGCCTCGATGCGCGCGAAATCCATGCTGGCATATGGATTGTCCGCCGGAGCACCCGGCACCACCGCCCACGGATCCACCGTGGTCACCGTGGCCTCCGGCAAATGCTGCAGAATGAATTCGGTGGTGCGACCTTCTTTACAGCCGACCTCGACCATACGCTGCAACCCCAGATTCTTCATCAGACCAGCCAGCACGTGCCAGCGACGGGGAGCGCCAGTCAGCCGGCTTAACTGTTCCTCAGACACCGTAACTCCTCCACCACGCGCGCAATCGGCGCTTCCCAGGAATCGAACCGCTCCTGACGAATCAACCGCGCCCGCTGATGCGGATACCAGTACCAGCTCTCACCGCTGAGACCGTAACGCCACGCAACCCGCTTCGGCGTCAATACGCGCACATTCAGCCCCATCGCCGCCGTCAGATGCGCAATGGACTGGCACACAGTAACCACCACGTCGCAGGCCTGCGCCAGCGCACCGTGATGATGATAATCATAAGCCTGAGTCACCGACGGATAGACCACGTAACGATCCGCACCACAACGCTGACGAACCGCCTGCGCCAGACCGGTCATATCCTCGTAGTCCAGCCCGACGAACAGCGCATCGACCGCCTCGATCAGCTCCAGCGCCTCCCCCGAGGACAACGTCCGATGCTCGCGATTGGTGCTCATGGTACCGCCGCGAATCGCCAGACCAACAATCGGACGGCCTCGAGCCGCCGCGCACAGCCGCTCACGGTACGCAGCGACTTCCTGCGGATCCACCCGGTAAAACGGCCCGTATTGCCGCCAGCCGGAATGGAAATCATCCAGCGTATTGCGATACAGCCTGCCCAGCTCCGCCACGGACAGCTTGTAATCGGCCCTGATCCCCAGATCCACCGGCCAGGTGATCACGTCATCTTTCCGAGTCGGGAAAATCTCCATCCCCGGATGAACCTGCCGGTACAGCCACTCCAACCGCGGATGACAGTCGAAAATAACCCGCCCGAAATCACGCCGCGCTTCATGCAGCAGCGAAGCGAACATCAGCTCGTCGCCAATTCCCTGCTCCCCCCAAACAATCAGGGTACGCCCTTCACGCGGCATGCCCGGTTCATAGAGCAACGGCTCCGGCGCATGCGGCGCATAATCACCCGCCGGGGCCGCGTAACAGCGCACCGCACGCTCATACCCCAGCCCCGCCCAATATCCCCGCCAACCTTCCTGAAACCGTCCACGCTCCAGATTCAGCAGCCCGAGATTCCATGCCGCGCGCGGACGCTGACCCTGCGCAAGGTCTAACTGCACCGCGCGTTCCAGATACTCTACCCCCGGCTCGGGATTGCCCTCGTTAACGTACATACCCCCCATGTTGACCAGCGCATCCACGGAATCCGGCATATCACGCAGACACTGGCCCAGAACCTCAATGCCCTGCTCGAAATCATTGAGACGACGCAGCGTCGCACCGATGTTCGCCAACACGATCGGACTGTAATCCAGCTCCAGGGAACGACGGAAAAACAGCAGCGACGGCACAAGCTGCCCCCGGTAATGCGCGACATGACCGGCATAAAACCACAACGCAGGATTTTCCGGATACTGATCCAGCGCTGGCCACAACAGCCCTTCAGCAACCGGAAGCTGATTATCGTTCAACGCGCTGGCAATACGTTCACAGACTTCCGTCAGCCCGACTTCGTACAAAACCATTTCCCCCAAAAAAAGCCGGGCTCCACAATAGAGCCCGGCAATCTTACGGACAAGTGGGGAACAAACCTGTCCGCGACTTTCAGGATCTTTAGGCAGGAGGCATCTTGTACTGCACCACCAGCGTGCCATGATGACCCACCGTCAGCGCGGTAACCGTCGTACAGGTCACGCCGATAAACCGGGGCATCACATCATCGGACAACGAAATCTCCTGCCCGGCCAGCGTCGTTAGCTGCCGCACCACGGCCACCGAATAGGTGTCCGACACCATGAACAATTCAGCACTGGCCGAGGTCCCTGCGCGCAGCACCGAAACGCCATTCAGCGCCGATCCGGGATAAAAGACCGAATCAAGCAGCACCGCACCATGCGGCAGACGACCAATCTGCAGTACATCACCCGCACTGGTCGTCACCGATACGCTGATCCGGCAAACAGCAGCGTTCACTCCGGCATGCACGGCGGGCGGCTGCACACTACCCACACTGTTCACATTTCCCATGACTTACCGCCTCCTCACGTGGTCGCCGGCGAATAGGACGACATGGCAACAGTCGCAAAGTCCGAACCGTTGTACCGGGTCTTCACCAACCCGGCAATACAGCCCGCCGCCACGCCAAGCTGATTCTTGTAATCGAACAATTCCTCAACCCAAGAGTAGACGTTCTGATTCGACCCGCGACCAAAAGCGATCATCGCCGCCTGCGCCCCACACAACACAGCCCGCCGCACATTACCCGTCGTGTTCGGAATGCGCGTGGACTCATGCAGAATCACGCCGTTGTAAACACCGAGCGCACCGGTAAAAATCGGGTTCTTGGTGATATTACCACCGGACAACGCCGCCTTCTGAATGTCCAGCCACTGCCCGGTATTCGTGTTGGTGCGCAATTGCGTCACCTGATACGGATGAAAGAACGCCACCAGATAGTCATCCGCACCAATGCGCACCGGCCGCATGGCGTTTTTCGCCGTTTTGGCCCGCTCCACCGCAATGTCAATCTGCGTCAGCGTCATGCCCTGCGTAGTGGCCGACAGCGACGCTTCCGTCGTCGGCGACCCCGTGCTCGGAAACACCACGTGATCAGTGTCAGGAGCCGTCGCCGCATTGTGCCCGGTATAGCGCAGATCGGTCACCGACGCATTGCCGCATATCTGGTTGAAGAACCAGGTATCCATGCGGTCCGCCCACCAGTCCGCTAAACCATCGCGGGCTTCATCACGCACCGAAAACGGCACCCGCTGCTCGCTCATCTTGCCGCTGGAACGCACCGCGTGACGCAATTGGTCGATCACCACGTTCTGCGTATAGGTCTCCAGCGCTTCCTCATTGCCTTCCAACGTGCCATCACCACTGATGCCCGCGCCAGAAAGCTGCTGACGAATGCCAAAGGTGATGCGGTCCCCAGCCGCCTTGTTCACCTCGGTCTTGATCTGCACCACCGCGTTGCTGCCCTTGCCCATGAACTTCAGGGCATGCGTACGCTTCAGCGCTTCTTTCATCAGCTCGGCCGACCAGCGCTTGACCGCCAGCGGCGAGTTAACCGGATAGTCCGTCGTTGCCATGTATCGCGCCTCGCAAAACAGTAATGCCCGCTACCGGGCAGAAAACATCCGTCCGCCGTCATGACGCTGACAGCCGCGAGGCATGGTTGAAGGCCCATGAGCCTGGCTACCTGACGGTGTAGCCGCCGACCACGCCGGTTATACGGAACCGGCGAAAACCGCATCCCTAGTCTAACGCGAACCAAAGGCCTCGTTCAAGGCGGCGTCAAACTGCTCAAGCCCGTCCGCCACCCCCGCCGCTTCCAGCCCCGGTACGACCCCCCCGGCACCCAGCGTCATCGCCGCGGCCGCGCGACCCGGACCGCCCCCGCCCGCCAGCGCAGACCTCGCCGTCGCCTCATTGCCCCCGCCCCCCGGCGGCGCGGCCTGCGACTGGTAACCCCGCTGCTGCGCAATCCGATAGGCCACCTCCGCCGGCGACATGCCGTTGCTCATCGCATAAGCGGCTAACTGCAGCTCTTCCTGCCCCTGATACTGCCGGATCTGTTCATCGCTCGTCCCAGGCGGCGCCAACGCCTTGAGCTCCGCATAACGAGTCGCCCGCGCATGATCCAGCGCCTGCTGATAATCCGCATGCTTCGCAATGAACGCCGCCTCGTCCGAACGCAACGTCGCCACGAACCGCACGAACTGCTCCTGCTGCTCCGTATGCGCCTGCAACGCCTGAGTCTTCTCCCGCGCTTCCTGCGTCGCCCGCTCGATCCTGGATACCGCCGAATCAATGTAGCCCTTCGGATCCTCGAGAAAATCCGGCTCCGGCGGCGGCTGCTCCGGCTTGACCGGCCCCTCGAGCCGCGCCAACCGCTCAGCAAGCTGCCGAGATTGCTCTTCCTGCTCCGACAGCTTCTGCTGAAACCGCCGCCGCTCCTCGAGCAATACCTCCAGCGGCACAGTGCGCTGCACGTCCGCCCGAGCACCCTGCGCCCCAGCCGCTTCTCCGCCCGAGGGTCCGGCCACCTCGGCCACCTCGGCCGGCTCGGCCACCTCAACCGACTCGGCCGCTGCCTGACCCGCCGACTCATCCAGATCGTCCAACAGCTCCATCAACGTCGTTCTCCTGATCCCTGACCTGCGGACGAGATCCCCCGCCCGCCACCACCTGACTGAGCGCCGAAACCACCTCGATCTGCCCCAGACCGGCTTCCACTTCAGCCTTGCGCGCCTGCGCCGCCTTCAACCGCGCGCCAGCCTGCTTCTCCGCCACCACCGCCTCGCTGACCGCAACCGAGGCCTGCGCCTCCCGTTCCCGCAACGCATGCTGCTGCGGATCAGGCTGCATCTCCTGCTTCCAAGCATTGACCAAATCAGCCGGCAACGGCACATAGTCGATCAGCGCTTTCGGCAACGGAATCCCAGCCTGCAACAGCTTCGGCAACAGCGCATCGAGTATCGCCCAGATCCGCTCTTTCTGATTCGGCGAAGCTGGCGCGTCATCCACCACCACGTCGTAGGGAATCGCTGACTTGTCCTTGACCAGCGGCACGTACTGCTGCCCCCGATCAGAACTGATCCGCACCAGCGTGCCTTCCGGCACGTAATCGGCGATGTAATCCGCAATCTGCCGCCCCGCCGAACGGTAATAACGATGCATCGAGTCGAACGCCCACGACACAATGGTCATCGCCGACTGCTTGCGCTGCGCCTCCACCACCCCCGGCTGCATGCGGTCGGCAAGCCCTAGCAATTCCAAGTTCAGCCCCGTTACGCCCGGCAACGCATCGATCGAAAACTGCATCAGCCGATCCATACCGTCCGGATAGGCCGCATGCGGCTTCGGCATGATCCGACCCCCCGCCACAGCACCATCCGCCGCCCAGGTAATGGCGTTGGGCATCGCCCAGGAATCCTCCGCCTCGTTCTGATCGGTAAAAGCCCCTTCTTCCGCAAGCAACCCCCCCTTGGCATTGGTGATGACCGAAAACAAAACCGAGGAGAAGAATTTGTTGGTCCACATCTGCGGATCACGAATCACACGCCCAATCCCGTACCAGCTATGACGATTACGGTCACGCTTGCCCGTGATCGCGTGAAACGTAAACCCCTTCTGCCACGGCGAACGACCCGCCTGCACCACCCCCGCCGGCGTCAGAATGCAACGGTAATACACCCGCTCAATCACCGGCACCGCCTCAAAACCAACCCCCTGCTCACGCAACAGCGGCTCCATCGCCACCCACTGCCGCGGCGTGAAAACCCGCGTCTGCGGCGCCTGCCCCGCCAACACCGCAGCCGTCACCCGCACACCACGCTCACGACGCCAAAACTGATAGTCCGCAACCGGGATCCGCCCCCCGCCCGGCAGGGCACCCGACGAATCCCCAGGCAACGGATAGTCCTGACGAGCCTCCACCACCTTCAGCCCCCCCTGGTCTTCGTCAACCAGGGCAAACCCTAGCCAGCCCACGTCCGTATCCGGCAGCTCGCCAAACCGTTCCCGGTACTCCGCCCGACTCATCGCCTTCACCCGGCATACCCAACGGGCATCCGTCAGCCCCCGCCGGCGCGCAGCCGGGTCGTACCACATCTCGAGCGGATCACGCCGCTCCCCCGCGGGCAGCGGACCATGCCCGGATTCTTCGTCCAGAAACCACTCCATCCAGCCGATGCCGGTCAGCACCGCATCGTGAAACGCATCCGATTCCTCATCGCCCGCGTCACACAGATCACGCGCCCACTCGGCTGCCCCGGTCAGTATGTCGTTGCGCGCCGTATCGCCCGGCTCCCGCGGGATATACCGGATGTCCTGCCGGTTATTCGCCTGCAGACCCGCCAGGGCATCAATGAACTTCCCCGCCAGATTGAACGTGACCGCAGGCCGCTTCTGCTCGCGCATCACCGCCAGGTCTTCCTCAGGCCACTGATGCCCGGCAACCAGGTCGTACAGCTCGCGCGCCTCGGTCCGCCACTCGCTCTGCGCCGCCAACGCCGCAGACAGGTCACGGCGAAACTGCGCGCGCAGATCGTCCGCCGTCAGATCCGCAATCCCCGGCAGAGATTCCTCGCCCGCCTCGCTCGGCCCGTTCTCGCCCGCGCTGAATAACTCAGTCATGTGAACCATCGACCCATTCTACCCCGCCAGCCACGAGGCGCGCGAAGCACGGCTGCGCATCCCGTAACGCTGCGGCGTCTCATCAGGCCCGCGCGCCTGACGCGGCCAGCTAAACCCTTCCAGGTCGAAAACCCGCGCGATCGCGTCCACCATGTCATCATGCACCGGGACCGGCCAGGGCAGCAATTCTTCTTCGATCAGCACGCGCACCAGATCCTGCGTGCGACCCTCGTAATCCGTGCGCAGACACGTTTCCGGCAGCCACAGCCGCCCAGACGCCGCCCACGGGATCAGTCGATTAACCCGATCGATCTTCGACAACGTGCCGCCGAGCTCATCGACGCCGAACCGGTAGTTCTCACGATCCTGCACGATGCGCAGGTAATCCGTATCCGCCTGCATCCCGTACCGTTCGTAGCCGACCCGCTGCGGCGCCCACTGCCGGTGCAGCGCCATCACCGCATGAGCACGCTCATCGAGCTGCAGCCGGTCACGCAACAGATCCAACACGTACAGATTGCCGTCCGCCCCGTACCCGACCACCGCGATGGCCGTGTAGTCACTGCCCCGCTTCTTGGCGTGCGCCGGATCCACCAGCAGCGCACGGTTCAGACTCTGCCAGGACGGCATCGCCTGGTACCGATGCTCGAGCCACGAGCGCGCGAACGTCTGCCGACTGTCGGCAACGGGGTCCAACAAGAGCTGACTGCTCGCCGTGTACGGTCCCATCTGCTGCACCTTGCGGTCCCACTCTTCCTGCGACAGAAACACAGGCCGGCCGTGCAGCGTGCCGTCCTCGGTCCCGGGGTGACAGCGCAGCGTCAACGTGCCACGCTGCAGTATGTCCCGGTACGTATCGGCATAATGGTACCGCGTCCCGATCCCGCGGATCCGCGGCGCGCGATCGCCCAGATTCAGTGCCATCTCCCAAGCCTGCGTGGTCTTGGCCATCTGCTCAGGCGTCGACACCGAGGCTTGGGTCACGACGTCATCGGCAACCAGCACCGACCAGTGCTTGCCCGTCGGCTGGCCATCCACCAAGCCCCAAGCCTCCACCGTCGCTTCTTTCGGGTTCGTGTTGCGCCGGACGACCAGCCCCGACTCCTCGCTCCAGCGCGGCGACTCGAGATCAGGGCGCGTCCACAGCACGTCTGGGAACAGCGCTTTCAGCGCCTGGTTCACCTCAAACTCTCTCTTGATCTGGCGCAGAAACGCCTTCGCGGCAGGCCGAGTGTGAGAAAAGATCGCCACGGTCATCTCCCGGCCGTCATAGCACGGCAGCGGCGCCTCACCGTGCGAGCCCAGGATCGTCTGCAACGTCAAGCCGAACGTCACGATGGTCGACTTGTAATGCCCCCTCGGCCACAGGTCGAGCCAGCCGTCCGGCGCACGGGACACCTCGCGACAACGCGCGAACAGCCACGGATGCTCGACGTCACGTCGACCGATCAGGTAACGCAGCAGGAAGTACAGATCCGTCCGCGCCAGATACCGGTAGCACGCCCGTTGCAGCGCTGGCGGCTGCTGCTGTAAGTGCCTGATATACTGGGGATAAGTCTCCACCGTTAGCGCGTCCGGCAGCGGCAGCGGCGCGCCCTCGCTCCATTCGTTCATAGTCGTCCGTCATCGCGGCGCGCAGCCGTTCGAGCACGTAGATCAGGCGCGTGCCGTCCTCGCGGGGCAGGTCGCCGTCGCGCATCGCCTCGTAGACGCGACGCATCTCGTACCTTACGCCACGCAATGTGGACAGGTGCCGACTGCGCCGTTGTCGACTGATTTCTGTCAGGGGGCGCAGCCGGTCGCACGCCACCCGTGCGCGCTCGAGCACGCCCTCGACGGCACCGTCGTCCTGGTCCCGTTCTCCCGTTGTCACCACGCCACCACGCCACCACGCGCCGCGCACCCCGCGCCGACACAGCATACCACGCGGCCTCGACGCAGGAGCGGCCGAGGCCTACCGCCGCGCGAGCTCGCCCGGTGCGCCGTCGCGATACGCGGCGATGAGGTCGCCGAATCGCGCCAGCATCAGCGCCATCTGCCCGCCGTAGTCGTCCTCCGCCGGTGGCTCACCCTCGCCCCACGCGGCGCGCCACGTCGCCGCGCACTGGTCCCGGGCGCGAAGCAGCGCCGGCAGCGCGGCGGGAGGGATCCCGCGGCGGGTCAGCGCGACGTGCAGCAGCGCGCGGTTCAGCGCGGCGCGCCACCGATCTTGCTGCGGCGGCGGTGGCGGCGCAGGCCGGGGGGGCGGCGCCGGCGCTGCCACGGGGGGCTCATCCTCCCAGCGTGCGCCGCGCAGCCACGTCGCCGGGTAGGGGATATAGCGCGGATCACGCCACTGCGCACGCTGGCGCACAACGGCTGCGCAGATCGCCCCCGCGAGGGGCTCGCACTGCATCTTCTGCCACGCGACCAGGGCCGAGCGCCTCGCGACCTTCCGCGGCCAGAGGGCCCAAAACTCGACGAAACCGGGTGGCTCATCGACCATTTTTGCGGCGCAAAATTAGGAGGAAGAAGAGGAAACCAAGACACCCAGACCGGAGGTCAGCGAGAGCCGAAACCAAGACGGGAGGTCTGCAAAGAGCCGAGAGCGGCCTCGAGAGCAGGGCGCGGCCTCGAGAGCGAGGGCAGATTCGAGAGCAGGCGCAGCCTCGAGCGCGAGAGCGAGAGCGAGAGTGGGAGCGAGAGTGGGAGCGACACGGTTATCCCCTATCCCCTGATGTATTGCTGACAGCCTACGCAGCCTACGCAGCCTACGCAGTCTACGCAGTCTACGTAGCTTATGCTGCTTACGCTCTCTATGTTGCTTTATGTTGCTCTATGTTGCTGATTAATCTTATGTTTTTTGCCTTCCTGTATATGCCCTGAGGGCTGTTGAGCCGCAGCAGCAGAGCCCGCGCAAGTACGCGGTCTCTGCCGACTCAACCACCCTCCGGTATGCCCCTCGGGAGTGTCGCCGCCCCTGGCTCCATGCCCGTCTAGCGCGCCGTACCCGTCCAGGGTGAGCAGTAGGGGGCGCGCTGTACGCTGACCGGCCGACCGTAGGTGACCCGAGACCGGAGCGGACGGCTCGTCTCCCGACGACCCGTCAGCGCGATCGTACCTCACGTGCTCGGCCGAAGCAATGGGCTGCCTGGCATCGGACCGGGAGCTTCACTAACTACCTGATTTTTGGGAAAAAATATTTTTCCTCAGGGGCTTGACATGCCGACATAGATGTGTATCATATTATCCACGCCGCACGGGTGCGGCGAAAAAAGGGGAACGGAAATGACAACATATGAAATTCTTTACGAAGGCGGGTGCACCGAGCAGTACGAGGCGGATACGATCGAGGACGCCGCGGCGTACGCGCGCCAGTCGGCGCAGGACGGCGGCTGGGACACGAGTGATGGCACGGTGTTCTGCTCGATATGGATAACCGAGGTCCTCGACGCGGAGGACCTCGAGCTGGGCCTCGAGGCTGAGGAGCTGCACCTTCTTGCTCCCATTGAGCCCGACGAGCCTGAGTGCGTAAGCGCACGGGGGCACCGCTGGGTATCTCCCCATGAGCTGCTCGGGGGGTGCGAAAGCAACCCCGGCGTCTGGGGGCAGGGGGGTGGTGTCCTAATCCGATGTGTCTGCTCGCGTTGCGGGTGTTACCGGGTAGTCGATACGTGGGCGGAGTACGAAGGCGTTCAGGGGCTAACCCGGACGAGCTATGAGCCGCCTGACAGCGATTCGCGCGCCTGGCTGAAGGCGCGTAAACGTAAAACGTAAACGGTCTTAAACGTAATAAGGGGAATGCCATGATCGATCAAAGATTGGGTGAAGAACTGGCCGCCGAGGCTGCGGCCAAGGAAGCGGCGGACCAGCAATTCGCCATCAGAGTCGCGGCTGGCAAAGAGATCGCCGCCGCGTTGGGTGAGTCACAAAACGTCAGCGACCTGCGTTGCGAGTCGCTGGCCATCGCGCGTGAGCTCGGCGCACCGCTCGCCGTGCTCCGTGAGATCAGCAGGGCCGTGCGGGTCGCACGCGCGCCCGAAATCCAGCTACCGCGCGGCAGGTACGGGAGCTGCTCCCGTGGCCGGGACTGGTGTCGAGACGAGTACGGTCGGTTCCACGATGACCACGTCGTCGGGCCGGGCAAGTACAGCGTCGGCTCGACCGACGGGTTCCACCGGCGTGACCGCACCGAGTGGCGAGTGCGGCACATCCAGGTCGGCCCTCAGACCTGGACCATGGCGGAGTGAGCGCCATGGACACATCATCGCTTCCGGTGGCAGACGCGCCGGCCACTACCGCCATTCAGCGCCTGACTGAATGGATCGGGCATCACGGTCCGATCCCCACGGTGCGCATGTCGGCTGCGCGGGCAGCCGGGGCACCGGCGAACCGGGCGCTGGAGAGCGCCTCGTCCGACCGCCGGTCACGGCGCCTCGCATGGGATGATGCCGTCGACATCGCCAGCCGCGAAGGCCGGATGATCGTGCAGCGCATCGGGCGGCTGAGCGAGCGAGACGCGGCGACGGTACTGGCCCGCCTCACCCGGGGGACAGCTCCATGATCACGATCACTCGGACTGCGCTGCACGCGCACGGCTCGCTCGACGAGCTGGCGCGGCGCATCGACCGGCGGCTGCCCGGTGCGCCGGCGGAGGACGCCCCTCTGCCCCTCGGGCAGGTGATTGCGCTCGTCGGTGTTGAGGACGCCCTGTGGGCCTGCTTGGCGCTGCCCGAGCACGCCAGCATCTGGCGGCGGTTCGCGACTGACTGCGTCGAGCGGGTACGTCCCCTGCTCGGCGCGGAGGGTCTGCGCGCTCTCGAGGTGGCGCGCCGGTACGCCGCCGCCGAGGCCTCGGCCGATGAGCTCGTCGCAGCGCACGAGGCCGCCCGGGTGGCCGCGCAGCGGATGTGCTCCGTCACGCAGGATGCCGCGCAGCGGGCGGCGGTCGCCGCGGCCGCGACCGCGCATCCGGACGCCGCCTGGGGAGCCTACGAGGGCGCGTGGGCGGCGGCCTACGCCGAGGCCGTCGCCGTCGCGGAGCGCGCGCTCGCGCATCCACGTGACCGTGACCTGGCCTATCTCGCCACCCGCCAGTGGCAGGCGGACCGGCTGCGCGAGCTCTGCCAGACCGCCCCCTGAGGCCCCCCGGTCCCGGTACGCCGGGCGCGCGTGCCGACCGGCACCGCCCCGGCGCACCGCCAGACCCGCCAGGGCGGGCTCAGGAGCCGGCCGACGACGCCTCCGCCGCGGAGGAGCCCCCCTGATCGCTCAGGACGGGCTTTTCTGCGGGGGTGGTGGGGAACAGCGGCAGGCCGTCGTTCGCCGCTCCTGCGCCATTCTGCGGCGTCTCAACGAACACCTGCGGATAGTCCTCGGGGCGCAGGTCGATCTCGCCGCGCGAGTACATCCACAGCCGCACGGCGATATGGACGGGGACGATCGCGCCCCAGCGCCAGATCGTCTGGCGGCTCCGCTGGCAGAGCGTGGCGAGCGCACGCTGCGAACCCGCCCAGAGCAGGGCATCCTGGATCAGCATGGCCGCGAGCGTAATCGATCTTTGCCGGGGTTGCAAACATCTGACCGCTATGTTAGGTTAACGCAACCACCACGGAGCATGGGATGATGGCATCAGCGTCGGGACGCGCGCCTCACCGGCCGCGCCGTCGGGGGACGGCGGCTTCGGGCGCGTGGCTCGCGTGGCAGCGCGAGCTTGCCCGACAGCGCGATGACGGACCCTACGCGACTTACGGACCGATCCAGGAGAACACGATGAAATGTCAGGTACACCGCTCTGATCATACCCCGGTGCCGGCCGGCGCCCACTCGGCGATCTGCATCGCCGTGATCGACCTCGGCATCCAGCCCGGCAGCGCCCGCTTCCCGACCCCCCGCCGTCAAGTATATCTACGCTTCGAACTGCCCGACACGCGTATCGAATACCAGCGCGACGGGCAGTCGCTCACCGGCCCAATGACCATCGGCCGGCGGTTCAGCGCCTCGCTGAGCCCCACGAGCAACCTGCGCCAGTTCGTCGAGTCCTGGCGCGGACTCGCCTTCACCGACGCACAAGCCGCCGACTTCGACCTGCGCGCCTTGATTGGCCAGCGCTGCCTGCTGTCGATCACTCACCTGCAGCGCGACGGCCAGACCCGCGCCATCATCTCCGGCGTCATGGCACTGCCTCGCACGATGCGCGAACAGCACCTCGCGCCGCAGCATAACCCGAGCGAGTACTACAATACGGAGCATCCCGACCCCGAGGTGTTGCGGCGCCTGCCCGGCTGGCTGCAGGAGCTGATCCAGACCGCACTCGGCGCGACGCCCGCACCGAACGCGGTCGACGCCGGCGAGCTGCACGACGATATCCCCTTCGTCTGGGCGAGCACCACCACCGCGCTGCCCCTGCTGCTGCCGCTGCTGACGGGGCTCGCCGCCCCGGCGGGGCTCGCCTGATGCCGCATCCGCGCGAAGGATACCGCACCGCGGACGGGACCCGCGTCCCCGGGGTCACGACTATCGTCGGCCGCTGGAAGGAAGCCGGCGGCCTGATCCACTGGGCCTGGCAGATCGGCCGCGACGGCGGGGATTACCGCCAGGTGCGCGATGCAGCCGCGAGCGTCGGCACCGTGATCCACGCCATGGCAGATGCCCACATCCATGGCCGCGCAGCACCCGAACTGCCGGCACAGTTCAGCGCCGAGCAGCAGGCGCAATGTCGCGCCGGCTACGAGGCCTTCCTCCGCTGGTACGCAGCCACGGTCACCTCGCTGGAGTGGACCGAGCAGAGTCTCGTCAGCGAACAGTACCGCTACGGCGGCACACCCGATGCGTGGGGACGAGATAATCAAGGACGCGGCTGCCTGTACGACTGGAAATCCGGCGCGATCTACGGCGACGCGCTCGTCCAGGTCGGCGGCGGCTACGCCCTGCTGTGCCAGGAGCACGGCTACGACCTGTCCGGCGGATACCATATCGTGCGCTTCGGCAAGGAGTCCGGCGACTTCGTCCACCGCCACTACCCCGAGCTGGACGCCGCCCGCCGACAGTTCCTGCTGTTCCGCGAGGCCTACGAGATCGACCGTATATTGCGCCACAGGGCGCGTTAGGACCCCCCCCTATGCAGCAGATCCTGAAGATCCCGATGATCGAGCACGACGGCGTACAGACGCTCCAGGGGCCATACGGCGGCACGCTGCTCTGGGCGCGCTATGGGCAGCCCGGCCTGATCCAGGTGTTCTTCCTCGCCGCCGCGCCCGATCCGGGGCGCGTACCGGTCTCGGTGCTGCTCAGCGCCACCGGGAAGAGCGTGCCGGAACAGTACCGCTACGTCTGCACGCTGACGTCGCCAGCCCGGCCAACCCGACACCTGTGGATGACCGACGCACCGGCGCCGGAGGATCCGGACAACCCGGACCCCCCGAAAGGAACCGGACCATGACCGCCCCGGACCCGCGGCACTCCCGCGGCGACCACGCGCCCAAAGCCGGTGCGCCCCGCCGATGAGCCTGCACCGCCGCAATCCGCGCCGCGACCACCACGAAGCGCAGATCGTCGCAGCCCTGCGCCGCTGCGGCTGCTACGTGTACCGACTGTCCGGCCGCGGATTGCCGGACCTGCTGGTCGGACAGCGCGGTCAGTGGTGGCTCGCCGAGGTCAAAGGCCCACGACAGCCGCTGACTCGAGCGCAGCAGAGCTTCCACGACAACGCATTCTTCGCGGGCTTGCGCACGGAGATCCTGCGCTCCATCGACGACGCGATCGAGGCGGCGACCGGCCAGATACGGTAACTCGAGGACCCCCGATCATGACCCCTGCCCTTGCGCACCACAGACCGCCGGGCCCCGACGACGAATCCCGCCGGGCGCTGCAACAGCTCGAGGAGGCGGGAATCTGCCAGCTCGACTTGGGCGACGACGGCGTGCGCGATGTCCGCGCCGGACTGATCGGCCTGCTGGCAGCCTGCGCCGCCGATCCCACCACCGCCAACGTCCACGACCGGATGGTCAGGATCCGCCAGTGGGCCGCGACGCTGGCCCATGCGATTGCCCCCCCACGGACCACCGATGCGCAACACGAGCTATTCTGATCAGGATGTCGCGCTCGCGCTGATCGTCGGGCTGCTGCTCGGCTGGATCGTGACCACCGCACTGCTCGGAACCGGACCGTGAGCTCCCCGCAGACCCCACCCGGCGCAACCCGCCGCGGAAGACCCCTGCTCGGCCACGAGCGCCGCCGCCGCTACCAGGTGACGCTCGAGCCGAAGATTGCCGAATGGCTGCGCCAGGCCGGCGGGGGCAATCTGTCCGGCGGCATCACCACACTGGCCGCCCGTGCAGCCCGCGCGGCGGCGATAACGGCCGCGCTGAAACACGCCGCCCGCAGCTCGCGCCCGATGAGCCGCTCACCACACCGCCCACACCCCTGAAAGGACCAACGCTTGACACACTCGACACACCCTGAACCCCCACCGGATCGGTCACCCGAGGATCTGTTGCGCGAGGCCCTCGTCACCATTGCCGAATTGCGCCAGCAGCTCCTCCATGCGCTGATCCTGCTGCGGGGCTGGGAACGGCTGTACCCGATCGACGAGCCGCCCGCCCCGACGCGCACCGCAGACAAGCGCTGGTGATCACCCCCGCCACGTGCGGGCAACCCGACGCGATATGCGCCGCGCATCCGCGGCGGTGAGCGAGGTGCCGCACTCGCGGTTCCATCTCTCCCACCACGTCTCGATCACCGGCCGCACCGCCGGCAGGCCCCAGCGGTCCAGGTTGTCGCGCGGAGGACAGTCGGCATGGTATCGCTCGCGAGCCATCTCGGCCTGACAGAACCGACAGGTCCCGCAGCGGATGCGCCGCCGCGCGCCCCGCGCTCGGGACTTTTGCAGGCGAAACCGGGCGAGCGGCCGCCAGCGCAGACATCGCTGGCACTGACGATACCCCGGTCTAGCGGATGCCCCCACGCTCGAGCGAGTAGTGGTTGCCGTCGCCGAACCGACCACCCCAGCGCGCATCAGAGGCCTGCCGCTCCCACCACTCGCCGAGCGGCCGATGCGCGTCGGTGTCCTCGCGATACTCGCCGCCGACCCACAGGTTGAGGTCGATCGCGAGCCGCTGCTTGTGCGCCGACTTCGCGTGCCCGTAGCCGCGCTGCACGCCGAGCGGACCGAATACGCGCGGATCACGGTAGGCATCGCCGAGCGTGACCTCGTAGCCCATTTCATGGGCCTGGCCGATCAGCAGCCCGACGAGGCGAGCGAAGCGGCGCTGCTGCTGACTCAGGGTTTCCGCCATCGCCCCGCGATGACCTCGACCTGCTCGCACCCGAAGCCGCGTCCTGCCGCCTCGGCCATCCTTACCGCGTGCGCGCGATTGCGGTAGCCCTCGCCGCTCACCGCGACGATATGCCCGTTAGCGGCCACGATGCGCCAGCGCCAGTCACGCGCCCTGCCCCGCGAGCGATAGACGATCGCGCAGTAGCTAGCCATTGCGCAACGCATCCTCTGCATTGCGCAAGCTCGCCTCGAGCCGCTGCCGCGCCGCCTCGGCGCGCTGGCGGAACAGCTCCAGATCGGCTACGCCGAGCTCACGGCCTTCCTCTGCCGCATGCGCCATGGCTTCTGCGAGCTCACGCTGCGTCATGCCGCAGGAACGCGCTACATCCACCGCCATCCGTATGACCCGCACGATTTCTGCTGTGTTCATTGCTGCAACGCCTCCAGCTCTGCGAGTAACTGGTCGACGACCGACAGGTACATGCCGGCCTCGATCACGGCGCCGTTGACATAGGCCGTATCCGCGATCGTCAATACCTCACGGGCCGCTTCCACCGCGCGCTGCACGCGCGTCGCACGCTCCAGCTCGGCCTGCACCTGCGCGCGCGTCAGATCGTCGTTGACGATCTGCATCTTCCGCACGGCCGCATCGAGGTCGTTCGCCGCGATGATGGATATCCCCGCGATGGCCGAATACCCGGCCGCCAGCCGCTCGGCAGTCGTATCCACCTGCCTCAGAAGCGTGCAACCGGCCAGCGCCAGCGCCAGCGATACGAACAGCCCGTAAACGTGCCACCGGGCCTTCATACGAGCCCGCCCAGCGGACCCTGCGCCCGCTTGCGGCCGTACGCCGCGATGGCCACACCGACGGGCTGCGCCAGATCGATCATCGCATCGACGATCTGCGGCGCCAGCGCTGAATCCACGCCAGCCCGGTCGAGAATCCACGCAATCAGCGTGATCGCGAGCCCCCATATCGTTGTCGATTGGACCCATGTTTTCGTGTTCATCGTCATCTCCTTCTGTGTCACTACGGATTGCCTCTCCACTCGCGCGGCCCGATCTTGTCGATATCGTCCACGCGTCGATCAATATGCCCGATCTCGCCCTCGAGCCGCGACAGCCGACTCTGCACTCGGTCACGCCGCTCGACTTCACGCCGCAGGTCTGACTTGATCTCATTTATCGCCGATGTCAGCGGCGCGACGGATTGCGCCAGAACAAATCCGCCCAGTGATCCCACCAGGACCGCTGCGGCGATGGCCGGCGAGATGATGGCGAGTATGGACGGCGGACGATTCCGCTCGAGGGCGTCGGCGAGCCGTTCCGCCGTGCTCTCAGCGCCAGCAACGCGAGCCGCGAGCTCGGCGAGGTCCTTGCCGATGTCGCTAATCTCTCTATCACGCCGTTCGCTCCGTTCGATGATGCGCTGCTCGATTTCCGCGACGCGCGCCGACAGGTCATATCCGTCCTTGTCACCCGCCATACCTCGCGCTCCGCCTATACATCCGCCACCGTCCCGCTGGCCGTGAAATTGCCGCCCGTGCCGCGATTGGTTCCGGCGTTCCAGTCGGAGGCCTTGTCATAGACCCCCGCGACGCTCTCGCCGACCAGTATGATCGGCGTGCCCACGCCCCACTGGCTGACGGACTGGAGCAGATGACTCCGGACGGTTGCGCTGCCGAGATCGACGTAGGCCGTGCTGTCCGCAGCCATCGCCAGAGCCACCAGACTCACCTCGCTGCCGAGATCATAGTTACCGGTGGTCGCCTCGCCGATGTACCACGTATCAGCGGACATCTCCATTCCCGTCGTCGGGGCGGTCGTGACGGTCGCTGTGTTCTGCGTCCACGTCTGCGACTCGTAATCGTAGTGCCATAGCTGCAGATCACCCGTCGCGCCGTTGCCCGACGCGACGATCAGCAGCCGCTGGTAGTACGGCAGTATCGTGCCGTTGGGATTCCCGACGGATGCCCCGATGCCGAACGTCGGATTCCCGTTGACGTCGGTCCCGCTCACAGCGATGCGATTGTTCTCGCTCAGCGTCAGATTCATTTGCACCTGACCCTGCGAGGCGTTGTCCTGCCCGCGCAGGATGATCTGCCGCGCAGCCGGAATGATCCGTATGCGCGCTGCGAGCAGGAACGACGTGAGACTTGCTGGTTGCCCGGTCAGCGCCCCCGACCGGCTCAGGTACACGTGATCGTCCGCCACGAACCGAACCCACCCGTGCGCGTTCGTCAACGGCCCGTTCGCCACAGTCCACTGCGGCCACGTGCCTGCGTGATAGCCATCGTTCCAGCCCTTCGCGGCATCGCTCGTGTAATCCGAGTTCGCCCGCTGCCCGCGCGCGAAGTCGAGCAGCGCGCGGTGCCCGGCCGGCACCTGCCCCGCGGCGAATGTCGCCACCTGCCCCGCCGAACACCACGCATCGGTGAGGATCAGATCCGCCAGCTCGCCGCCCAGCGCGGATGCTGACGGCGACGGCCCGGACCCTATGCGCAGCGTAGTCGCAGCCGACAGGCCGATCTCGCCTTCCTCACCCCAGATCGCACCCGATCCGGGATCGAGGTCGTCAGTGGTCTCGGATACGCCGTCGACGAAGATCACGAACCCGCCCGCGCCGTCGTTGAGGGAGCGATCGGCAGTGGCCACGATATGCGCCGCCTGCGTGGCCGGATCACCGATGGTCGTCGGGACCGTGAATGTGCTGATGCTCAGGTTCTGCGTTGGGGTCAGTCCCGTGCCGTCAGAACGACCGAATGTAACGGAAATCTTATTCGCCGTATTGCGCGCCACGACCAGATAGGCCGTTGTGCCCGTGAAGGCCCGAAACACCATTTGTGTGGTGGCATCATCGCTGCGCATCCGCATCCGGAACGATATCGTGAACGCGCTGATGTCGGACAGTCCCGGCGAGGTTATCTCCAAGTACTGCTGCGAGGCGCGAGTGAAACGCACGAAATTGCGCGCCGATACGTCCGCCTCGACGGAACTCGATTCCATCCCCACACCGGCGCGAACCAGCAACAGATAACGCCGCAGGTCATCTGCGCTGACCCCCGGCGTCATGGCCTGCTGGTCTTCGGGTAATTCAATCATGGCAGTGCCCCGACCGCCGTCTGCCGGACAGTCTGACGTGCACGGATCGTCTCCGCGAGTATCTCAGGACGACGCCACAGCCAGGCCATACGTGCGTGGTCCGTGGTGCGTTCGAATAACTGATTCAGTACGCTGCGTGCCGCCTCGGGATTTTCCGACATCAGATGCTTGAACTGCGGCGAACGAACCACCGGCGTGAGCTGTATCTGCCGTACCCGGCCGATGTAAGCGGCGAAATCCTCGTAATCCGCATCACTCAGCGTCACGCCCTGTATTTTCCGTGTCGGCCGACCCTTGGTCAGACCGAGAGACAGCATCGTCTGCGTCAGCGCATCATCACGCACCGGCGAGATCGCGACAGGAACGCCTATCGTGGCGGTTTGCTGGATCGGCTCGCCGCCAAAGTCGATCCGCTTCGCCAGCTTCTCCCGCACCAGCGGGATGCGTTCCCGGATCGCATCCAGCACGCCCCGCGCTTCACGCGCGTAAGGGTCATGCGTCCTGGCCACCTGACCCAACAGCGAACTGGCCGGCAGCAACGATGCCCCATACGAGGCAACCCACTGCTGCCCGTAACGCTCGGGATCCGTGACAAACTGCGCGAAATCCGCCACACCACGCAGAAATGTCTTATCACCCAGATTGAGCATGATCGACGTCACCAGCAACGACGGAATGCGCTGCACGTCTTCCCGATCGAAATAACCGATCAGATCAGCCATGTCGGCAGCAAGACCGATGATCACTCCCAACGGCTCGAGACGGCTGTAACGATAGTAACGATTCCCGATGCGCACGGAATACGGTTGCCAGCCCATCCGTTGCAGCATGGCGCGTTCTTCCCGATCGTCCGGTCCGGCGCCGGTCAGCAGTCCGAGCATCGCCAGCGCCATGGCGCCGGTCATCATCGCGGTGCCCAGACTCATACGGCCACGCGCCAGAGCGACGTCCCTGGCATGGCCTTCGCCAGACAACAACCGACGAGTCTGGGCGCGCAGCAAGCCCGCCGGCGTGTAATCGAGAGCCGTCTTGATGATGTTGACCGGCGTGCGGACGAATGGCGCGATTAACTGCAGAAACTTCGACCGTGTCCGCAACGCCACAAACTGCGAACCCAAAGGCCCTAGCTTGTCCTGGAACGTCGCATGACGCGCCGCATCGCGTGCCCGCGACAGCCATTCCGGGCGGTTGAGCACATTCGCCATGTTCTGCCTGAACACCGGCAGCGGATCGTCCGGCGAGCGGCGTAAGGCATCACCCATCGCAATGTCGGCCAGCTCGGCGTAATACGCGATCGACTTGAAGAATTCATCCTCTGCGCCCAGCGCCCGCCACGGCGTGCGAACCCAGTGGCCTGCCTGCCCGCCAATGGCTTTTCCGGTCTGGAAGGGTTCGTGCGCCACCACTCCCGGCGTGACGGACGACTCCTCATGCAACCAGTAATGACGTGCATTGCGCAGCCCCAGATATGTGCCGTAGCTCAACGCCTTGAAGCGCGCTACCACGCGACGGGTGTCGTAATCCTTAGTCATCAGCGCGCCCAACGCGCCGGACACCTCATCGAGCACGCGGAACACCGCATTACTGGATATGTTGACGGCATGCGTCGTCAACCCGGACAACAGCCCGTTCTGCCAGTATTCGTAAAACTTATCCCACCAGGTCGGAGTATAGGACGCGCGCGTCAGACCGATGACCTGATCCGGTGTTTCAGCCGCCGCCACGCGCAGCGCAAAATCCTGCAGCACCTGCTCACTACCGCCGCCCATTGCTTCCAGTACGGCGTTGGCGTCATCCAGTATCCGTTTCTGCTTGGCAATGATGTTCAGCGCACGGCCTGCTTCAGTGTGATAGCCCATGACGGGCGCCAGCAGTAACCCCAGCTTTTCTCTCATTTCCGCCAGCGCCAGCAGATCATCCTTACTGCCGGTTCGCGCTGCGCGGCGCGCCAGATCCATCAGATTCTTCGTGACGGTGGCCAGCATGATGCCGAATTCTTCAAGCTGTACGGCATTGACCACGGAACCAGGACGGCGCTTCAGCAGAGAATCAAGGTCAACGCTAAACTGCTCCCGTATGCGCTCGATGGCCGCCTGTTCGGTCGCTTCCCACGATTGCGCCTGACGCCCGCCACGCTGCTTCTCAATAGCGCTGTCGAAATTCAGCATGACCTGCTCCAGCAACGCCTGTTCCGCGTCACTCAGCAGGCCAAACTCGCGCATCGAGTATTCGCCACCACCGGAGTGCACATTGCGCGGACCGTCCCGCTCCGCGTCCGGCTGCCAGTGCGGCTGCTGCTCACGCACCATCGTCCCGGAGGCATCGGCAATCATGGCCTGCAGCCCGGCCAGCACGTCCTGCTCCACCTCGCTGTTCCACCCGGCAGGCGAACGCAACGCCTCCTCGGCGCGACTGAGCTGCGTGCGCAGAGCCGCACGGAATCCCTCAGGGAAAACCAGTCCGCTATTGGCCAGGGCATGCAATCGGCCAATCAGATCGGCCGGACTCATCTGCCCGGCATTGCCGCCCTCATACTGCGAAATCAGCACCGCAACCGCGCGCCGGCCATCGGCGCGCAGCGCATCCGCTGTGAGCAGATCACCCTGCCGCCAGGGCGGCAACGAAGCCGAACCGCCCGGCGCGGGCAGACTGAACATCGCGGCTTCCTGCTGCTGCAGTTCCGCCTGCGGATCCCGCGATCCCTGCGGCTGCGTCGTCCAGCCAAACAGATCCTGACCGGCCATCTGCGGCGGAATGGGCCGACCCAGATTGTCCACCTCACGCAACGGCAGCGCGCCCTGACCGCTCGTCAGCTCAGCCTCCGTCGCCTGCTCATGATCCTGTACGGCCATCGCCCCCTGCGCCAGGGTCTGTAACTGACCGGTCTGGACGTTGATCCACCGGGCCCCCGCATGCCAGGCGCGGGCTACCGCCTCGGGCGTCATGACCACCCGGCCGGATGGCCCCTCAGCGGATGAGGACGACACGTCCTTATTGCGGTACCGGACAAACTCCCATAACGATACCCACGGCCCGTCATTACGCCGCGGCACGACCACCCCGGGCTCGATCAGCACCTGGTCCGCGCCAATCTCCTGCGGCGGCGGCAGGTACGGACCCGCCGGCTCCGCGACGCGCGTCGCCGACAGCAGTTCATCCGCATTGCGTCCGGTGAACTGGTTAACCACCCGTACATCGCGGTAAGGGTCCAACACCACGACATTACGATATGGATTATCCCGCTCGAGGTTGGGATCCCTGTAGACCATCGTGCGAATCCCACGGGACAACAGCCAGCGTGAAGCGTGTTCCGCCACAGACCCCGGCTGGTCACCTTCCAGCGGCATGGTCTGAGGAGCATGTTCCGCAAGGCTCTCCAGCGCCCGATAAAGCCCCTGCCCCGTGAGCTTGCCGGTCGGCGCCATGGCGATAAACCGCAATGACGGCGGCCCATTCATCGCTGCCCGAACCAGCGAAGGCAACAGGCGAAAATCATCCGTGAATGGCCCAGCACCACGCAGCTTGCGCACCACGTCCGGTTGCTGGTCCAGAGGCTGATCCAGATTCAGCGAAGCATCCTTCTGTAATGCCGCTGAGGAAATGTCGACTTCGTACAGCACGGGGAGGCTTTCCCGGAACTGCACCACTCCGGATTTCAGCAACCGTGCGGCCAGAATCGTCACCGCTTCACTGGCCGTAAGCCAGTCATCACCATACTGACGGCGCGCACGATCCTCCGGCGCATGCAGCTCTGCCACCTCCGCTAAAATGCTCCGCGCCTCGAGATCCAGGACATCCGCCTGATCGCCATACAGCTCGATGCGTGAACGCACCCGGTCCGCCAGCGTGCGCAGGTTTTTTTCGTTGCGACGCACACTGATCGTCGCGTTCGGGTGCTGTTCCGCGTTGAATCTCTGCACTTCCTCCCATACCCTGGCCACGTAACGATTTGTCGCTTCCTGCTGCTGCGCATCCGCGCCCGCCAGACCCTTTCTCAGCGGCACACCATCAAACAACGGCTCCATTGGTTCGCGGAACAGCCGGTAGTAATACATCCCCAGATCGCGGCTCTCGCTGAAATACATGCCCCAACCGTAAGCTTGATGGCCTTCACCACTGCCGACATATTCAACGCGGAACCGGTCAAACTGCTGCTTGCTGGCATGCCAGGCCGGTTCCCGTACCCCGTAAAGCCCAGCCAGGTAAGACCACCTGCTGGAGACCGGCATCACCACGTGGGCATGCTGATAGATGGACTGCTCAGTCTGCGTGTTCACCACATCGATCAGCAGACCGTCATTCACCAGCTCCACCAGCTCGGCGGAATCCTCCGGTTTTGCCGTGATCGCTACCAAGAAATGCGCGTCCGAGCCGCCGACATGGGACGCGCCCGTATGACGCCAGAATCGCCGCAGTCTGGCCCTGACCCGATGCCGCGCCAGCGGATCAGCAAGCCGCGCAGTCAGCAGTCCGAGAGGAAATTCTGCAGCCGCACGGACATTGCCTCTGGCGCCGACGGATACCAGCGTAACGAAACCGGGCCGCCTGCCACGATCACCATGCAGCGCCCTGGCGACACGAACGACGCTGAGCTGATTCGTAATAGTCGTGCCCAGCACCTGATGCGGAATTTCGGCGTCATATCGCGGTGACGTAATGGGTACCGGCACCACGGGACCCCGATGATTAGGACTGATCACCGAATACTCGTCCTGATCTATGACGACGTGCCCCTTAAGAGCCGACCCCTGCCCCACAGACGACATGAGCATGTTGAACACGTTGGTAAACGCGACGTCAGCGGTTGAAGGCGAAGAACGCCCGCTCGGATGGTTATGCATCATCCAGATCGAATCAGCCCCGGATTGCTGAAACTGCTGGACGATATCCAGCATCAGCGCCTCTGACGCAGACGCTCTGCGCGAGTTATACGAAGACATTTCCCGTACTGACTGCGCGGCCTGCTGATACACGCGACGCCCGCCCGGCACGACGCCGAAATTCACGAAACCCGGCATGCGGGAACTGAATGCTGTGTGATGCACGATCCTGCCGCGACGAACGAAGAAAAACCGTACCGTCTCGAACCGGTTGTCGCGCAATACCTGCGCCAGGGTGGCCAGATCATGCGCATTGCGCACAGTCGCGCCAACCAGCGCACTACCGCTGCCTTCACTCCAATCTTTCCACAGGTCAGAAGCCAGCAGCCGCGCTCCGGCGCTGATGTCGCGATAGAACACCGCTTTGGCCGCCATCAGCCCGGTTTTCTTCTGCGCCAGCGTGGTGCCTGGCCGCAAGGGTATCTGCGGCCCATAAAACACGCCGGCAGGATCCGGCTGCGACGCCGGTCGGTTCGTTACGCGCTGTCCGGGAGGACCGACCGAGAGTCCTTCTTCGACTCGAACGCCACCTTGCGCCTGGTCAGGATCCGATCGATTTCCGTCAGGAAGTCTTTCAGATGCTGATCGTTCTGCTGCGACGCCTGATACGGAGAGTACATCGTCCAGGAATAGCCGAACATCCTGAATAATTCTCGAAAGCTCTCCCGCTCGTCTGGGTACAGTTCCGGCCACATCCTGGCCAGTTCCAGCAGAGGCCGCACCGATAAGCTCATCGAGTCGGGTGCTGAGTTCATGTAGTTTTTCCTTGAGCGCAATGACTAGCTGCTGTTTCGTCCTGACATTAGTACCAAACACGGCGGACCGCAACACCGCCTGAGTCGGTTTACCGAAAAAGCAGCCGAAACCGCCGTTCTTGTCACATTGCGTGCAGTTCCACGACTTCTTCTTGTCAGGGGACGGCAGTTTTTTGATTCCAGCATCGATCGGACAGACATATGGCCGGACAGACGGCAGAGAACGCTTCAGCGACTGCAGCTCTTCACGGCTCAGCAGACGGTGGCCAAGCTTGACCGGCAATACGACCTGCACCTGCCCACGCTGATGCAGCCGATCCAGAACAGGGATATCTGCAGAGCCCTGATAAACGAACGCCGCAGACAGATCCCGATGACGATCCAGTATGTCCGCGCTGGTCGCTTCCACCGACAGCAGGCGCAAATTGTCTGTGCTGATCCCGCGCAGCAGTTCCGGACGGCGACTGAACACCTGGACACGAATACCGTGTTCATTCAGCCGACGGACAAACTCGATCCAGCCGGGTCCGAGATCGCCCTTATCCAGCAACCGTAACGCCTTGTTGTTGTGATATTCCATGGTGGCCTGGTATTCCCTGGCCACTTCATCGGCCGCACGGGCAGGATCGTTGCGGATCGCCCAATCCACCAGCTCACTTTTCACGATCACGGACGAAAACTGATACCGCCCGCGCGTTGCGTAACAATACCGGGCGCACGATGGCGACGGGCGGCAATTGACAAAACTGCCGTTGACGTTATTGACAGGTTTAGCGGCTGCACTGAGCATCCGCAAGGAACCTTCCAGAATGTGCCAGATGCCATCTGGCCCATGTCTGGCCAACATTTCGCGGGTACCGGATACCGTCAGTGAATCCAGCGCAGAAACCACTCGTGGTTGCTGTCCGGTAATCAGATCATTTATCGCGGCGCGAACAAAAACTGCTTCCACCGCCTGAAACGACCACGGCGTACCGGCATGCTGCCGTAACTGCGCAAGAAACCCGGCCGCATCATCGAGACTCGCCACAGTGTCGTCGAAAACCTGCCGTTCGTCTGCGGTGAAATTATCGAGAGAACGACGCAGGATGCGCCTCGCCTCACCATAGGTTCCCGTCCGCTCGAGAACCCCGACCGGTACCGCCGGCACGCGGTCCGCCGGCGTCGCCGTCACGCCACGATCCGGCATGAAACGAGCCACGACACGCGGATCCATGCCGCGCCTTATCCGATCCATCAGCCGGCGCAGACGATTCTGCCCGGTCACATCGTCCGGCGCCGTCCGTGCCAGCCGGCGACGCAACCGGCGATAATCGAACAACCGTTCCATCTGCGACAGCGCCGGACCAATCCGCTGCAATAAACGCGTATCGCCCCGATAACCAGCCGCCGGTTCGCGGACCCCGGTGCCCCGGCGTATCAGCTCTTCGGCTACCGCGCGACGGAACCCTTCGTCATCGTCCTCGTACCGCCTCGCCAGACGATCCACGGTCTCCTCATCAAGACCGGACAGATCCACATAGGACGGCACAGTGTCCGGCAACAGCTCAGCGAACTGCTCAGCGGATGATTCATCCGTAGACCGTTCATCGTAGGACTGGTATTTTCTCTCCAGCTCCTCGTCTAACTGCCGGTTAACCGCCTCGGAATTGACCCGCGAATAGACCTTGGTGCCGCGAATTTCCCGGTCAATCATCTCCACCAGCACCTGCGCGTCAGGATCACCCTGCGCATTACGAACCGGATACCCTTCTTCATCCAGAATCTGCGCCGCCTTGTCCAGCGCCGCATAACCCTTCCGGGTAAACGGCCGCATCACGCCATAACCGCGCGTGGTGCGCATATCAACCGGATCAAAACCATATTCCGACTGCAGAACATCACGCGAAAGACCGTAGCCTTCAGCGCCAAAAAACCGCGTTTTGGACAGATATTCCAGCAGTGAATCACGCTGCGGGTTCGCCGTGATCCGCCCGCTCGAGCGCGCGCGTGACACGCCAGCAACGCTCGCCGGCGGCGCCACAACGGGCGTAGCCGGCGATTCGACTTTCGGCAGATAAGCCCGGTCAACCTGCGACAGCAGCTCCTGTAACCGTTTTGTGCGCTGAGTATCGCCGGCCCGCTGCGCCCTCGTGATTTCGTTCTCCACCGCAGTCGATACGCGATCCAGCGTAACCGCCAGAGCTTCATCACGGGTTCGATAAGGCGCCTTGCGGTTCGGCTTCAGATCACGATGAACGTCACTGTCATCCATCGTCATATCGAACCCGGCGGCCCATTCGTCGGGCGCAATCTGTTTCAGGCGCACCCGAACGTTTCCCCCGTCGACCCCGAACACCAGATCTTCTTCAGGCTGCTGCGACAAAACAGCTTCTGCCTGCGGTTCAGGAACAGACGGCGGGGGCGACCCGCGCGTCGACGGCTCCGACGGAGGCCGGGACCGCAGCGCCGCAGAATCGGGCGGTGCCCCCTGAAGCGCTTCTTCAGGCCATGGCGGTGGCGGCTCCGGCGGGGGGACGGGCTCCGGCGGGGGGACGGGCTCCGGCGGGGGGACGGGCTCCGGCGGCGGGGGCTGCGGCGGCGGTGGCGGGGGCGGCGCCTCAGCGCGCTGCTGATCA